TGTAACGTTCGAAAGTATTTGAAATCATCTTCATCATATTCTTTAAATCTTTTTCTAACTCTAGCAACACATTCATTTACAGCTTTATTTGTAAAAGACACGTAACAAATTTCATCAGGAGAATATCCTTGCCGTAAGTAACGTTGCACACGTTTTAATAAATTTTCTGTTTTACCTGTACCTGGAGGACCAAAAATTTTAATTGTCTTCCCACGCAGCCTTCGGTTTAGTGAATTTGACATCTTTATTTTTATGCTCCATTTGTTGTGGTAAAGCTACAATCCAGTGTCTGCTTTGTATACCTTTGAATTTTGCTTTTGGTTTTGCTCCACCTTGTTCTAAAAATCTTGTGCATTCTTTTTCGTTCCAATTATAACCCATCTTCTTCATAAATGATCTAAAAGTTTCTAATTTAAATCTCATTTCTGAATCATCTTTCCAAATATTACCAGAATCTATTTGATCAAATTCTGTTGTATCTTCTACATCTTCTAAAAATCTAGACATTCTAGAATTAAATACATCACTACCTTCTTCAGTAGCATCAAAACCTTCCATGTCTTGTTTGTTTGTCATTAATTCATCTAACCAATCTCTATATGGATCTGGGTCTCTTTTACTTGGCTTGAGTGGTCTCCACACTATATCGTAATTTAAAAGTTGTTCACCAAGTAACTGCTGTTGGTATAATTGTTTTGTTGAAAGTCTTATAGATTTACCTTGTATTGGTAAAATCCAATATGGTTCAGGATATGAATTTACTTTTATGAGTTTACCTACTTCAGGTAAAGCTTCATTAGCTCCAATCCCAAGTTTACGCTTAACGCATTCAGATGATACACAGTGCATTCT